GTACTTAAGATCACCTAATTGTCTTCGTTGTTCTTCTGCCCAAGCAGCATCTCTACCTGGAATTTCCCAATAAGGAATAAACAGCGGTATAAAGTCATTATGACCTTTTTCTGCATCTGTCCAAAACTTCCAAAAATGATTATAACCAAGTGGAGTAGAACTTAGTAAAATTTTAGATGTTTGTCCTGAAGAAATTGTAGGATAAACAGAAGTAAAAAACTCATCAGCTACTGTATTTGGAATAAAAGCAGTTTCATCAATATAAAGCATATTAACGGTTTTACCACGAATACCAGAACCTGTAGTAGCAGCGGTAAATACTTTTGACTTATTTTCTAATTCAATATCACCTTTATTCCAAGTTGTTACTCCACATTTTAACCAATCAGGTAATAACTCAAACATTAGTTGAAGTCTACTCATTACCTCTCTTGCTGCAGCAGATTTATTTGCAAGAATTGCTACATTTTTGGCATCATTAAAATTAACATACCAAAGAATATATGCTGCAGAAGTTTGAGTTTTACCCTGTTGACGACCTTCCATGAGAATAACTTTACGATTCTCATGTATTATCTTTACCTTTCTTTTTTGGCAATCATAAAGATTAAACGGTACAATACCGTGGTCAATTGAAATAATTTTACAATAACTATCTATAAAATAAATAGGATCTTGTGCACACTTAATATATTCTTGTACTTGTTCTTGAGTATATTGAACTTGTACATTTGCTGCTTTTAAATTAGGATTGCTATTATATGTTAATGATGCCATAATAAAACTAATCTATTAAATAGATCGTCTTTCCTTATCAATTTTAACATTTACTTTAGTGATTGCTTTATTAGCACCGGTAATACGTGTACGCGCTTTATCCATATCACCTTTTTCAATTGCAGACCGCCTTTCTACTTCATTTTTATCAAGATACTTATTTAATGTACTCTTTGATAATTCTGAAATTAATTCTTTATAACTTTTCATTTAAAATTCCTCTAACCAAGACTCTGATATAATACTACCATCTATAGGATCACCAATAGCAGTATAATTAGCAGTAGATTCATTAGTAACAATATCATTAATATTAGCTTTAACAGTAGTAATAATACCACTTGTACTATTTCCGCTAAATAAATTTAATTTCAAAGTGAAATTTAATGTATGAGTTACAAATCTTCTAGTAGTAAAATCTCCATCATAATCATCTTGAACTGAAATGCTATTTAAAATAATAGGAATGTCTTGAATAACATTCATTTCAGGAACCGCATTAATTGATAATGTGTATTCAGGAGTAAATGTAGGTAAAATTTGTTCTATTATTTGTAATGCATCTTCTTGAGTTTTTGTCAAAATATACAATGAAATATCAAGATTATATGGAACAACAGAACTTAATGTACTTAGAGAACTTAAACCATCACCACATTTTATTTGTTGCATTCTATTTGTTTTTCTTACAGAATCATAAGAATAACCGGTAATTTCAAAGGATATTCTAGGCAATGACGTATAAGTATGATTTTCAAGAGTAGGATCAGAATCTATTCTTACTATCCATTTTTCCTTAGGTGCATATCCTACGGGAACTTTTAAGGTTTGAATTGTAGTTCCAGTAACAGAACCACCTTCTTTTCTTTCTATTTTAATATTAGAAAAAAGACTGCCAAAACCAATAATAGTTTTTCTTATAATTCCGTGATAAAATGGAGTTTCGTACATTAAATATCTCCGAACGGATTATTAGTATTCCATACAACTGTAGATGCTTCATCTAAAAATGAGTTGTTATCACCATATGAATCTGGTTTATCTATATTAACATTAACCACAGCTTCAATAAGTGCTCCAGTCCCATTTCCAATTATTTCAACAAAAGGTATTACTTTATAACCTGTACCAGGATTAGTGATAATAATATCAACAATTTTACCTGCATTACTTCCAGTTCCAATAACTGGCGTTGCAGTTGCTCCATATCCAGTAGAAGATGTAAATTCAACTGTAGCAGTTGAATATGCTGATCCAGTATTTGTAATATTAATAGCTGTTACCTCACCAAAATTACTATCTGCGATATCAGTAGAGAATGTTTTTAATGATTCAAATACATCAATATCAGTATGACCAGTATCAATTCTTTCAGATGCATATTGGAACAATTCTACTTGAAGTTTATAAACATATAATTTGCCTAATTGATAGAATGGATCTTGATGTTGTACAAATTTAATTTCAAATAAACCTTTTGACAATGGGAAATAAATTAAGTCACCTTCATTGGGTCTAGTAGGTACAGTTGTTACACCATATCTGCCGACAAATTGTTCCCATCTTCTACGAGCAACAACAAGAGTTGCTGATTGTTCTACCATCAGGCCAAATTTTTGGATCATGAATCCTTGGCCACCGAATGAATCAATATTTTCAAAATACATTTCAATTGGAAATGCAGTCTTGAATTGGGATAATCTATCTTCTCCTAAAATATTATCCTTTGCAACTAATGTTCTAGGGATATACATCACTTCATTTCCATACATACGAAGTGATTCAATGATCAGATCTTCTACAAGATATTGTTCGTTTTTAGTACCATGTGTAAAATATACATTAGTTGTTGTCATGATTTATCCCATGAACCAACTTAATGGAGCAGATTTAGTCATTAGTTCATCTTCTAAATCTTTAATCTCATCAATTGCTTCTCTATATAGAGAATCACCATCTAGTGTTACACCACCTGGTAATTGAATACCGGAAAACTTTTTGATATTAGTTGCCCACATCTTTTTAAATAATGCAGTAGTATAATGTTTCAACCATAATTCTCCCCACATTCTAGGAGCAGTGATAGGATCTAAAGCACCATAACCATCAACCATTAGATATTGACCAATAAGAGCATCTGCTTGCCATTTAATATCAAGATATAGTTTGTTTGTAAATCTATTAAACCGAATATCAGGTTTGGCATTAAGTTCAAAATCAAGCATTGACAAATGACTCATTACAGTTTTATAATAGATCATCGAGGTAGATGTTACATCATATAAATCGTGCAAACGTAATTGGTATTGCAAGTCAAACATATTCTTAGATGAAGATGCCTGTGCCATAGGAATAACTCGAGTCACACCATACAATAAATCAGGAAGTGTAATATATCTATTATCAAATACACCTTTAACTACTGGAGAAGTTGAACTTAATGTAGCAGAAATTATATCATTTGAAATAGTTTCTCCAGCAAGGAAATTACCGGTTATATTAACTATAAGAAGAACATTTCCTGTAGATGTTCTTGATTCTGTTCTAGTACCTTCATCTAAAACTACAAATGCTGTAGCACCTGATGTTGCTCCAGTAACTTCAGTTGCATCACCAAAAGATGCTGCATTATTAGTTGTAAGATTTAATACAGAAGCAGTAATCATATATTTGGCATATACTTGTTCAATACCTTCTGGATGATATAATCTCCAATATTCTACTGCTTCATCAATACGATCTTCTAGTTGATCATCATCAACATTTATTTCAAGCACTGGTGCACCTAGTGCTCTCAAGGCATATTGTTTTAGACCTTCCCTTGTATTTACTGTTGCCATCTTAATGATCCAATAATTAGTTTTATATACTATTTATTAAACACCGCATTGAACATATTTTGTACTAATTCTTCTTCGTTGCTGATATCTGAATCTTCCACTAATGTGTAACCTTTATTTGTATAAACTGGTAATGAAGAATCATCTGGATCATCAAGAGTGATTTTATATTCAACATATAATGACTTAGGTATAGTTACCATATCTGGTCGATAAGTAATGCTGTTTAATTTTTGTGATTTTGTAATTGCCATTTTATTTTCCTTTATTTAAAGTTCATCAAGCGTAGTCAGACTATCAACTTGTTAGTTGCATCATATATTCCTAATATTATTTAACCCATTGTGAAATTGGCTTAACTGGAAATACCATATCACCATCAATAGGGTCAACTGCAATAACTCTAAGCGCAGCTCTATAAGCAAGATACTCCGATTGATTAGTAAGATAAGGTAAGATAGTAGCATCTAGTACATCGGGTAAAGTAACCCAATCAGTTTCTAATAACAAAGAAGAAGCCATTGCTTTATTTTTATCCGCAGGTATGACATATTGACCATAATCTTCATAGTCCTCATGCTCAGTTATTACACCCGTTACTACATTAATTTCTGTTCTCATCTTTATTTACTCATATAAGATACTGAAAGCTCCACCATCAAAGGATGTGGTAGCCAATGCGATTTGAATATAATATAGTTGCCCAAGCTCCCCATAGCCCATATCTGGTGAACGACCACGGACTCCACCACCTGTAGCTGTTGTATGAGGACCCATCCCACCCTCGCAAACCCATATGTTATTGTCAGTATACTTGCTGAGAATAAACTGCCCGCTGTAAGTATTTGCGGCTACAACAGAGTTCATCATGTCAAATCCTGCTGTTATAGCCGCTCCATTGATTGAAGCAGTTCCAAAATTACTAACTTGTCCTGCATATCCTGTGGTAAATATACCATTAAGCGCATTTCCTATTCTAATTACTGGAGGAACGGTGCCTGTAGTGCTTATTGTATTAACCACTAAGGTTATTCTTTTACACCCTGCTGGTATGTTGGAAAATGTAACTGATGTACCAGAAGCACCTATTGCTGCTGCACTTCTAATGTTAGCATAAGTTGCGGATGCAGCGTTGCCTGTGCAAGAACCTGATGAACCTGTGACGCTTATGCCCCAAGTTCCAGAAGCACCACCTCCAGTTAATGATGGTGAGTATGAATTGTAATTTCCTGAGTCTAAAACAGTTCTCCAAGATTGCCAAGTGCCGCTATTTTTACCCCGAACGGCAATTTGACCTGTTCTGAAATCACCATTTATTTGATGTTGCCATGAAGCGTCGTGTGTTGAACAATAAACACCGCCATCTGTTTGCCCAAATAAAGAGTAACCTGTAGAATAACCTATTCCATTTGTGCCTTGTGTATCAACAACAAAAGAACCAGAAGCGCTAGAGTTCTTAAATGCTATACCATCAATGTTATCTGCACTTGTAGCAGAAGCAGCGTTGCCTGTGCAAGAACCTGATGAACCTGTGACGCTTATGCCCCAAGTTCCAGAAGCACCACCTCCAGTTAATGATGGTGAGTATGAAGTGTAATTTGCGCTATTTAAGTAATAAACCCAACCACCAAAACTATTATTCTGAACATTCCTTGTTGCAAGTCTGTTAGCATTATCTTCCCAGCCCCATGCGACCTGAGTACCCCAATAGCTACCTCCATTGGAATGGCGCATATTTTGGTAAATCCACCAAGTATTACCCGGACCGTTTGTAAGACCTGCATCATCCCCTTGTATCCTTGTTGAGCCAGCCGGAGTATTTTGAAAATCTGTATTAGCGTTACCAGATGATCCGGTTCTTTGAATATAATTTGATGAATTAAGGTAAGTAGCAGAAGCAGCGTTGCCTGTACAAGAACCTGAAGAACCTGTGACACTAGGTTGTGGGTTACCAGCATGGTATATAGCATAAGAATTAGCACCCATAGACCAACCGCCAACTTTCCATACGTTATCGGTATCTATTCCTATATTGCCGGCATAATTCCCAGGCTTATGAAATGACATCATAGCCGCATGACCCGCCCCTGCTGAGTAAACCTGCACAGGCAATCCACCACTTGCCGCTATAGTTCCAGAACTGGTAACACCATCAAGAGGAGCGGCATTATTAGCTGCGTCAGTTATTCCATAACCTGCTCGTGTCGTTGGTTTAGATGTAATGCCAGACCATGCAACATTAGTAGCAGTAGCAGCGTTGCCTGTGCAAGACGCTGAAGAACCAGTAGTATTTTGATTGAGGGTTGGGAACGTGCAATTAGTTAGAGTTCCTGAAGATGGAGTACCTAATGCTCCACCGACAGTTAAATAAGAGCCAGCAGCTTGTGCACCAAGAGTGGCTAAGGTTGGGATTAAATGAACATGGTCTGCTCTGGCAAATGTTGTTCCTGTACCGACAGCGGCAACACCCAATGCTGCGGGTGCTGTGGATGAGGCTATAGGTATGACTTGATCGCCAGTATTCGTACCAGACGCAGTACCAGTTCCAGTTGCATAAGTTCCAGCAGCTTGTTTGCCATTAAAAGTATTCCAATCAGTTGAAGTTAAATATCCAGAAGCAGAAGTAGTTGCGGCAGGAATACCTATAGAAACTGCGCCAGAACC